CGCCAGCGCGCGGAAGTTGCGCTGATGGCCGAACGCTACGAAGAAGGGAAAACCACGGAAGACATCGTCGCATCCGTGATGCCCAAGGGAGAATAGCAACCCATGCCTGAACCCGTCTATGAATGGCAAGCACCGCCTCGTGAGGCACCGGCTCCGTATGTCAAAGGCTGGTGCGACGAGCTTACGCAAAACGGAGACAGGTGGGTTCAGTCACAGCCCGGTCTGAAGAATCTGAACAACGACATCAAGCTGCTCATGGGAATCAGCCAAGAGCGCGACATGCCGTCGAACCTCCTTCAGCCGGACATCCGTACGTTCGTGGAGACGATCACCGATCTTAGGCAGATCGCGACGTTTGGCACCAAGGCCGAGCAGCTTAAAAAGAGCGCGTCTCTCTACAATGACGTGACGCGGTTCATCTACTGGGATTCGCAGTTTGTGTGGAACTCACGCAAAGCTGTCCAGTACGCAATGCTCGGGCGCGGATACCAGTGGGTGAAGTACAGCCGTGACCATTACGGTTGGGGAACGGCGCGCAACGTGTTCGATCCGCTCGGGCCGCGCGAGTGCTTGCCAGAGCAGCTTCCTTCCAACAACGACATCCAGGGCAGCTATGCGGTGACGATTGTCCGGCCGATGGGCATCGCTGAGGCGCACGCCCGGTTCCCCAAATTCCAGCGCTGGCTCAACCCCATCTCGCGCTACGACTGGAAAGCGTATGGCACGCTTGGCATGGGGCGCCGGTACGACTTCTACGACAGATTCCGTTTCAACGGCAATGAGGGGAACAACTGGGAATCGCGCTACTGCGAAATCCGGTATCACTTCATCCGCGACCTGCGCATCAACACTACCGGCTTCGCGCAGCAGATGGGCGTGCCGGGCACGAGTTGGGCCTACGTGGTTCCGTCCCTCGGCGATCTTGTCGTGAGCATCAATCCAGCCAACGGGCTTCCCCAGTCCCACAAGGCGACGGTCGAAGAGTGCCGCATGTATCCCCGCCTCAGGCTCATCATCACGTCGCCTAGCGTCCCGATCCCGATGTACGACGACACTGCGTTCGACTGGCACGGCGAGATGCCGGTGGCACAGTACGACGTGAACGACTGGGCATGGTCTGCGATGGGCTACTCGGCCGTCCAGTCCGTATCGGCGCTGGAGAAGGCGCGGCGCGACCGCCTGTCCGACGTCAACACGGTCCTGTCGGTGCGCAAAGACCCGCCAATGGGCCACGACATCTCGACAGGAGCATCAAGAACGCAGATGGAAAGGCTCGATCTGCTTCACGCCCAGGGCATCCGCCTCGGCCTGAAGGGAAAGCCCAAAGACGCAATCTCGTCCCTGCTTCCGCCGGAGATCGATGTGGACGACAAGGACTTCAAGGGAATCGAGCTTATCTCGTCTTCGATCAAGTCCACGCTTGGACTTAACGATCTTGCCAGCTTGCGCGAGTTTAAGGGCAACCTGTCCGACCAGTCCTTCGACAAGTTTGTGGAGAACCTTGGCCCAATGGCAAAGGGAATCGCCATCAATATGTGGCGCGCGAACTCCAAGATTGCACACATGCTGAAGTACAACATTGCGCAATATTGCTCCGTCGAAAGCCTGATTACGATGGTGGGGCCGGAGGGCGTTGGCATCGAAACGATGGACAACGATCCAAACTCCATCGTCCCATCTCGTCTGCCGGGAGAAATGCAGACCGGCGAGAGCACGTACAAGAAGGCGGAGCGCGCGCGCTGGTTCTGCGACCGGGTGCGCGTCATCTCCACGCCGGCGCAGTTGCTCAACATCACCCACATGCAGGAGCGGATGCTGTATATGTTCTTCTTGCAGAAGGGCATTCCTATTTCCATGGAAACCATCATGGAGAAACTCGGCGTCAACGATTACGAAGTCGAGCACCAGAAGTGGCAATCGGAGCAACTCAAGGACGAGATGTGGAAGGTGGAGGCGCAGAAGGCCGCCGCCATGAAGATGAAGCAGGAGGGGATGGAGCCTCCACAGCAGCAGCAGGGTCCGGGGCGCGGCAAAGGTGGCGGAAGACCATCGACCGGCCAGACAGCGCCACATGCCGAGATGAAGGGCGGCAAGGGCGGAAACGTAAGAGTAGTAAATTCAACGAGTAAGTAACAGGAGAACCATGACCGAACTTGAGAAAGAGTTTCCAGTTCATTCGCGGAAGAAGGTAATCACCTACCGCGAAACATTGATTCCGAGGACGCAGGAAGAAGTCCCGGAAATTGTCGCCGCGCTTTTGCCGATCACGAAACTTGGGAAGATGGACGGCAACATCGTGATTGCAATCTCCAACGGCGGAGTCCGCAATGTCGTTGTCGACAGCGTTGAAGAAGTGATCCAGACAAAAACGCTTGACACAAAGACCCTTTAGTGTTGAACTTGTAGTTACGAGATTCGTTTCTGCCTCCTTTTCGAGATTCAGATGCGCCTCAGCGGGATGCTCCGTTGAGGCGCATTCCTATTTCACAGGAGGAAACGAAAATGGCAAAGCGCAGCAAGAAGAGCGGTTTCGTCGTGAAGGGTGCCTCGCTGAAGGCGATGTCGCACAAGAAGGGTCACAAGGGCGGCCGTAAGGGCCGTGGTCGCAAGGCTACCCGCAAGGCGTAAGGAGATCAAGTCGTAATGGCTACGAATCCTATGCCACAACCGAACCCACAGGCCGCTGCCCCCCAAGCTGGAGGGCAGCAAGCCTCTCCGCAAGCGAATCCTCTTCAGGAAACTCTGACGAAGATCATCATGCTTCTGCGCCAACTCGGGACGCAGAACACTACCATTCAGCCCGAGTTGCAGCAGTCAGCCCAAGCTCTCGTACAAGCAATCCAAAAATCTTCACAGGCTACGCCAAGCGAGCCGCAACAGGAAGCTGCGCCACAGCAGCAGTAGTGAGGAACAACCATGCCTACTATCAAAGAACTTGCCGCAGAACTCGGAATCCCGGAAGACACGTTGAAGGCGAAAGCCGACGTTGTGAGTAAGTGGGACGGGTACTTCACGAGCGCGGACACGAAGAGCCGGGAGGCCCAAGAGGCCACGGCCCGAGCCGAGAAGGCCATGCAGGACGCAAATGACCTGCAAGCCGTGATCGATCAGCAGATCGCAGAGTTTTCCAACGGACAGGCGGATAGCGCGTCTCTCCGCGCAACGATCAAGGCGCAGCAAGCCGCCCTTGACGAACTGAAGGAGCAGGGGTTCGCCCTTGATATTCCCCAGTTCAACAAGCCGGCCGCCGGCGCTCAGGCGGTGGATGATCCCACCGCAAAGTTTACGAGCATCCTTTCTCAGTTCGGCCAGCAGTTCGGCCAGACTTTGAATGTGACGAACCGCTACCAGCAGGTGTTTGGCAAGCCCTTCCCCGACGATCCAACGCGGTTGGCCGACGAGGCTGCTGCCCATCGGTTGTCCGTTGCTGATTATGCCGAGAAGAAGTACGGTTTCTCGGCTGAAGAGCAGAAGCGGAATGCCGAGCGTCTCCAGAAGGAGAAGGACGATTACGCTGCCCTGAAACTCAAGGAGTACCAGGAAGCGCATCCGATCACTGCCGGTAACTCGAATTTGCAGGGGGGACTTCCCTCCAACTATCCTGCGATGCCGAAGCCACGCGAGGGGGCGGATGTCCAATCCTTCTCTGCAAAGTCGGCCCGCGAAAAGATGTCCGATGCTTGGAACCGCGCAGTAGAGAACGCTCGCGGTGCAAGGGAAACAGCGTAACTGAAAGGGAGAAACAAACATGGCAGACCCGCTTTATAACCAAAGGGACGCGGTCTCGCGAGAACTCATCCGCAAAGGATATGTGGCGGACTGCTTTGGCACTAACTATCCGCTGATGTCGCTTCTGAAGGCGGCTGGAGTTATGGACGTCCTGTTCCAGGGCACGGCTATTCGGAACCCGTACATCTATGACTACGCGCACGGTTCGGCGACGGAACCCGGCTCGACAATTACCCCGACCCGCAAGCAGATGGTCAGCAACTCGAAGTTCGACATCCGCTTCTATGAGGCCGATCTCGAAGTCGAGGAAACTGAGTACAATCTGTACAATGCGGCCGGTGACACGCAGATCGTTGAGCAGGAGAAGATCGACAACTACTGCTTGGCGAAGCGGCTGGAGTCGATGGTCGAGATGGACGCCTATCAGCACGGCCAGTGGAACTCCGGCGGTCAGACTGGTGCTTCCGCCGCTGGCGTCAGCAATGATCGCCACAAGTGCAGCAACGGCTTCGACGAGGCGCTGAACAACGCCATCGATCCGGGTCCGTTCGGCAACTACTACCAGTTCTACGGCGGCGTCGCCCGCAACGGCGTGAGCGGCCAGACCTATAGCTCGACTCCGTACTATTGCGGAACGGCGTCCGGCGCGGCTTCGAGCATCACGTGGCCGACGTTCCAGCGCATCGTTGCGCAGTTGGAAGTTCTCGGCGCGAAGGCGAAGGTTGGCTTCACCGGCCCGTTCGGTTGGGCGGCCATCGCGAATGCGTTCCGTCAGCAAGCCGTGACGATGCAGTTGGATGTGAAGGAAGGCACCGATTTTGGCTGGAAGTCCGTCAACTTCAACGGCGTCAACATTCACTCCGATCCTCTCTGCCCGTCCTCGCTGGCGTTCAAGTTCCTGAGCGGCGGCAACCCGGCGGCTTATGGCTCGGCGGCTCAGGGCCAGTTCTATGACGGCGCGAAGGGCAGCACGCAGTTGTCGAAGTTCACCACTCCGACGTACAAGCAGAACGGCGTTGCTCTGACGGCCGGCACGCTCAGCCCGACCGGCTCGAACATCCCGTCCGGCACGCTGATCGATCCGGGCGAGGCACTGTACTTCTTCGATCCCGAAGCGATGGTTATGCTTCCTCCGAAGCCGGGTAGCGGATGGGACTTCAGCATCCGCGAGAACAACATTCCGAACAACATCTCGTCGAACATCCGTTACCTGCGTCTGGCAACGAATGTGTACTTCGACCAGCCGACCCACGGCATGATTGCTTATGGGTTCAAGGGGATTGGAGCGTAATCATGGCACAGGTTCCTTACACAGCGTTTTATAACGGACCGTTCGCGGT